TAACTATGGCGTTTAACCGACCAATAGGTTCATGGAATACCGCCAACGTTTCAATTATGGAAGGTATGTTTGATAGGGCTAATGCTTTTAACCAACCAATTGGTTCATGGAATACTGCTAAAGTTGACCGTATGGGGATTATGTTTCGTGGCGCTGTTGTGTTTAATCAACCAATAGGTTCATGGAATACCAATAGGGTTACAGATATGTCCAATATGTTTGATAGTGCACGAGCTTTTAACCAACCAATAGGTTCATGGAATACCGCCAGCGTTACTAGTATGAATAGTATGTTTCGTGGTGCTGTCGTGTTTAACCAACCAATAAATTCATGGAAAACAGACGCGGTTACTGATATGTCCAATATGTTTAATACAGCTTCGAGCTTTAACCAACCAATTAGTTCATGGTATACAGGCGCGGTTAATACCATGAATGGAATGTTTCGGGCTGCTTCCTCATTCAACCAAAATATCAGTTTTGACACATACTATGGTTATTGGAATACATCAAATGTTACTGATATGAGCTTTATGTTTTCTGGTGCTACTGTATTCAATGGAGCTATAGGTTGGATTACATCAAAAGTTACCAATATGCGTGAAATGTTTTTGAATGCTTCCTCATTCAACCAATATATTGGTCGACAACCAATTAGTTTCTCCACACCCACAGAATTATGGAATACAGGTCAGGTTACAGATATGAGTGCAATGTTTTATAATGCAATAAATTTTAACAGCTACATTGGTAACTGGAATACACCAAATTTAAATAGCTTTGCAAATTTTCGTTCTTCATCGCCACTATCAAACGCAAATACGCCTCTTCGTATATTACAAGGTGGGTGGTAATAATAAAACCATAAATAGTGATTTTAATAAAAATAATATAAATAGTTACTTTATATTATTACTATAAGTGAAATAAACAATGGAAAAAGAATTATCTCCCGCTACCGCTAACCCTATCCCTCTCCAAAAACTTTTACCATTTCATACATCAAAAGAGCAAAGAATTGCAGATATAAAGCCAATTATGCAGAAACTTAGCGAGTTAGAGTTAAACATGTCGTATCCCGCTATAAAACGTTTATATAAGGAGATGGCAGAGTACATCAAAGATGGCGAATCGCGCAAAATCAATATTCCATTTCCAGAAGTGAAGCGGCGGATTAAAGGTTTCTTATCGGGAGATACACGAAAAGAAACGTGGGTAAAATTAGAGGCGGATGAATAAATACTCCGCCAGCTACACCGACTACGTCTTCTTATCAATTTGTATTTCTTTTCCAAGATTTTTTAATATTTTCTTCTCATAGTTGTCATAGTTTTCGATTGGTTCGCATATAGAGCGCACCATTGTCAAGTAATCCAGTTGTTTTCTTTCTGTTTCCATCCAATGTGGATTATCCAGTGCCCATTGTTGCAATGCAGTTCGTTCTTTGTCAGCAATTTTTACAATTGTGTTTTTTATCATGTCGTGGTTATCATCTTTTGACCACTTGTCTTCATCTTTGATATACATGATCTCCCGTTTTATATCTGTACAATGAATTGGACGTTTGTGAATGTCCAACTCTTTGAGTCCTTTTATCATAACATCGGTAATCCCGCGCGATATCCCATTTGTCTTTGAAAATAATAAATCCTCCAATGTTATCTTGAGCGAATCAATAAAATCCGACATATTTAAAGCATCCTTGCAGTGCTCATTTAGAAAAACATTGAGATTAAAGTTGTTCGTTGTATTATTATTTGTCGTGTTATTGTTATTGTTATTTGTAGTGTTACCTATTTTCGGTATAATAGTGATTATTTGTTCTTGCTGTTCTTTAATCTGCTCTTGCTGTTCTTTTATAACTTTCATCATCTCTTCGCTATTTTTAATCAACGCCATAAACATCTCACTCGTTATCGTAATATTATTGTCCGAGGGTAATACGTCATCTATAAGTTTATTATTTTCATTGTTATTTCCATTGTTATTATCCATAGTAATGGTATTATCTTTTTTTATAAATAATGATGTTTTACATTTTTTTTCATGATACCATAAACTGGTCCTCGCCTTATATTCTTTATTACAGTTTTTACATGTAAAAATCGTAGGCGGCGTAAAATCTTGTTCTATGTTGTTCGAATTTGTTCTATTTTTGTGTTTACGTGTCAGTATGTGTCTTTCATAGTCACTTTGCTTAGAGCATTTAAAGTGACAATATTTGCAACAAAAATTTCCGGCGTAACTTTCAACTGTTGTATTATTCATTTTATTTTTATGTTTTTTTGTACCATTATGGTCTTCTAGTAACTTTTCTGTATTAAATTTAACATGACATACTTCACAGGATATGACTTTTTTTTCATTTTTTTCCTTTTTATCTTCATAATTTGGTGTCACTACTTTTGGCGCAACTTCTTTTGGTGTCACTTCTTTAGGTTTTGGTGTTGGCAAGGGTTCTATACTATTTAATGTTGCTTTAAGTAAAATAAAGTATTCTTGTTCTTTCTTTCTTGCTTCATAATGGTCTTTGCAATTAAAAAAATTAAGTATTTCCATTTTCCAGTTATCCCATCCACCATTATTTCTTATTACACTATATAACTTACACTTATAGTTAGATGATTTGATATTTGTACAAGATAGTTTATGAGCATGTTTTCTCTGTACAAAATTTGTTGTATGTCCAACATACAAATCACTTATGCTCTCATCGTTGCATGATATTTTATAAATAATAGTAGTCGAGTAGTCAATGTCTTTTTTTGGCATATCTTATAAAAATCTTATAATAATCTTATAAAAATCTTATAGTAATCTTATATATTATATAGACATAAAAAAACGCCTAAATCCTTTCCATATAATATATAAAAAACACAAAAAGTTATCGTCACAAATTTTCAATCTTAAAAATGCAATTTAGAGCATTATGCTCTGAGTGATGAAATCAATGTTTTTTTTATATTTCTACCCCCGGTTTTCAAAAATGGACATTTATAAATGTCCAATTTTCAAAATCCAGCTTTAGATTTGAAAAAAAGAAACATCATCACTTCTTCGGCGTCCGCCCTCCCAATTTCTGCGGGTTACCTTTATGCTCTCAGGTTCGACGCAACGACGTGGTCACGTGGCGACCATAATGCTGCGAAATATAAAAAGTGATAAAATTGGGTAAAAATATGGTAAAAAATGGTAAAATGTGTAGTTTTGGGTGGGTTATTCTTTTGATGTCCTTTTTTGGGGGAAATTGTTTTTCGCAAACATGTTTGCCACTTTTTTGACCATGGTTTAAAAACCTCGCAACCGCAGCCGCCGCCCCATCGCGCGCAAACTATTGTGCTCCATCTCACCGAAATAATACGTTATAAGTTGATAATAAAAACAGTTGTATTAAGTAGTGTATATATTGATATAAATAGTATTATGGCAACTTTAGAAAAATGTGAAAAAGAAAAGGCGAGTAAAGGGATTAAGGGGGGTTATAAGAACAATAAGAAACTTAAAATGATAGAGGATAGTGTGATTCGGAAGTTTTGTATGTTTTTATATAAAAAGTTTAATTTAAAGGATGTACAAGAAAGCACTTTTTATCGCCATGTACATGATACATTTATTTTTTTAGTTTCTTTTATCGCATTATTTAGTGTTAATTTAACACATTTAGTTATTATTTTTATAATTGTTACGTGTGATGCTTTTGCGATTGTTGTTAGACACGGTTGTCCATTGACGGCATTAGAACGAAAATATATTAAGCGTTCATCGTGCGATGATCGTGACGAGTTATTAGGTGCACTTGGTATATCGTATAATTGTAATCACGAGTATGAAAAACAAGTAGACCTGCTTATTAATGTTTGGTTACTAGTTGCTGCGAAGTGTATGTGTGTTATAGCAATGAGGATGTTTAATATAAAATTGTTCAACTATAATAATATATATTCAAATGATTGAATAAAATAATTAAAAATATTAAAGTATTAGATATTAAGTATTAAAAATAAATATTAAAATAGTAAATATAATGAATGTTGTATTAGATAAAGCGAATAATATTTTTAACCGTTCGCTGAATGACTTACATAAATTTTTAAATATATTTTTCAGACCCAATTTATCAGAAAATATAAATGTAATAAATAATTTTAAAAATAATGCATCTTCGTGGATATTGATACTAAGTACTATTTCTATTATTTCTTATCCGAATATATTTTTAGGAGTAGTTACATTTGTGGCATTTATGTTTATTGCTTATTTTTACCACGTCGTCGCGCATGTTCATAAGAATATTTTTTCAATTGTTCATCACTATCATCATGAGAATGATAATTTTTTCTCACATTTTATTCAGATAGTTTTGGAGTTATCGATACCTTATCCCTTTGTGATGTTGTCGTATTTTTTCGGAATAAATATTTTCGACCCTTGGATAATTGTTTATTTTATGTTATTCTATTGTTCGGTGCATAATATTAACTATTCAATATTTAAAGTAAATGGTGTACACCGATTGCATCACACCGAGGTGAATTTAAATTTTGGACCAGACGTATGTGACGTAATGTTTGGTACAAAACACAGTAGTGAGGATTGTGTAGAAAATACGAACCATTATATTCCAAATATAATAGTTATTACATTTCTTGTATTGATACTGAAATATGTATGTAGAACAGAATGGGTAAAGGATAGTTTATTGGTTGGTCTTATAACACTATTGTCAAGTGGTATTATATTACTATTTTTTTCGTCCATTATTCTATGGCGTTTAGAGTCCAAAAAATATAACAATAAGATAGAAAATAGGTTGTGTGTCGAAAAGGATACATCCACGTGTGTCGAAAAGGATACATCCACGTGTGTCGAAAAGGATACATCCACGTGTGTCGAAAATTAAAATTATAAAATAATGAATTATTGTTATTTTATAATTAATCTAATGAATATTATATAGGATAAAAATATAAATATGAGTAAAATAAATGCTGATTTAGATAAAAGATTAAAACAAACTGAAGCATGTTATAATTTTGAAAAACTAAATTACGAGTCCGGATTTTTAGATGCAAATGTAGATGTTACGTATATTGTTCATTTAGAGAATAGTCATCGATATGATAATATTATTAAGCAGCTTGAAAAATATAAACCTACAAAAACAGTTTATATATTACTCAACAAAGGTTTTGGTAAATGCGATAAAGCGGGCATTAAATCTCCGCATGCCGATTTGACGGATTGCTACTTGCAAATATTTAAACACGCGCAAAAACAAAACTTCAACAATATTCTAATTCTTGAAGATGATTTTGTTTTCAGTGAAAAAATAAAAGACGGCGAACATGTCGCAAATATTAATAAATTCCTTGAAAAAAAAGTGGGCGATAATTTTATTTATTTTTTAGGCGCTATTCCATGGTTACTCGTTCCGTACGACTCTTACAACTACCGATGTATGTGTTCTTCAGGAACACACTCTGTAATTTACAGTAAACTACACCGAGATGACTTTCTAGAAAATTTCAATAGAAAAATGCTTGTAACTGACTGGGATGTTAACTATAATATTAATTTTACAAGTAGGTTCATTTATTATACACCGCTATGCTACCAAATATGCAGCAATAGCGATAATTCTAAAAATCCCAAATTTGAAAATAAATACTTGTCCTTTGCTTCCGAAGTTGTTACATACTGTAACTATAATATCGTTTTTAGAATGTTGGGTATGGATAAAACTCCAGAACCAGGGTATTCTATTTTTTACTTTTATTCTAAATTTATTTTCTATATATGTGTTCTTTTTTTAATATACCTACCATTTCTTGTAATGTACTGTATAAAAAATTATTACACGATAAAACAATACTGCATTTCCATAATAAATACTGTTAGAGGATAAAAATAAATAGTTACATCCAATTACATCCAATTACATCCAATTACATCCAATTACATCCAATTACATCCAATTACATCCATTTTTTATAATTAGACAACTCTAATTTTAATTTAGGAGATATAAAACTGTGGTTTATACTCCTACTTTCATTATTATTTCTAATATTTTTAACAAACATAATTTCAAATGGATTCAAGTCAATCCCAAAGTAATTATTTGGAACTTCATAACATGTGGGCAATCCAGGTAAATTCCATTTTTCTGTTATCCAATTATCTTTATTATTTAAATCTACATTTTTAAATCTAGACAAAAAGGATTTTATTCTTCCACCATTCAATAAAATAACACTAGTTATTTTTCTCTCGAGATTAAAAATAAGATTAGCTTTATCTCCAATTATCATATTAGTAAATATATTATCTTTTATAATCGAAAACCCTTTACGATTGACACCAAACATATAACTATGGATAAAAGGAATATTTTTTGTTATGTTTAATCCCAAACATTTAAACCCCAAGTTGTCTGGAGGAACTTCACCAACTGGTCCTATTAATTCGTAATTTTTTAACATTTCATTACACGTTTCAACCCAATTCAATGAAGAATATACCGGTATGAATGGACCTATGCAACTTGAATTTATAAAATATATGTTTGAAAATTTATTAAAATAATCATTACCCATTTTTTCAATGAACCAATTGTAAGTATAAATATCACCAGCATTTTCTTTTCGAAATATTACTTCGACGTTGTCATATACCCCAGCGAAGGGGTGTAAACTACATACATTGTTATTTATTAAAAATACATATTTATATTTATCTTCTTTTATTATACCGTTTTTTATAAAAAAATTTAAATTATCCTTTGTTTGTTCACTTTCCAAGTAAACATAAATAATTAAAGATTCCATAATTATACATACAATATATATATTATATTTATATCATATCATATCGTATCATATATATTTTATAAAAAATATATGATAGTTAATTTATAAAGAAAGAATTATCAAAAAACAATATGTTCGTCTATCCACTTTTTAATTCTGTTATTTGTTGGTTCAAGTATTTTATTTAGTCCGTCAATATAGACATCAAAACTACTATCATTTTTAATGATAATCTGTAAAGTATTGTATATAATATTGTATATTTCTTGTGTGTAAATATCAGTTATACGAATAAAAACGTCATCAATGTTCTTTACTTCGAGAGAAGATGGGTCTCCAATTGCATCCTTATTTGGGAAGTTATCGCCTTCTGTTGTATGCATTTTTTCATTTTCCGAAAATGGTTCTTGATCGGGAGAATTATCGCGCAATATTTTTTGCATCGCTTTTGACTTCTTATCTTTTTCCTTTTCGCGCCTTGTTCCTCCCCCGCTAAAAGATTGTAAACCATGAGATGCAACAGATGCAACAGATGCGTGAGAATTGGATAAATTCGGTAATTCATAATTCTCAAATCGTTTTTGGTAAAGTATTTCATTATTTTTATTACCGTTTCCATCGCTTTCTAAAATTGTTTTATACATCTGAAGTGTGTGCAATATATGGATTTTATCTGTTTGGCTGTATGTTCGAATTAAATTTCCTATTCCTATTTTTGCTAAATCTATTAAAAGGTCGTATAATTTTTTATTTTCTACATTTGTTTTCGAGTCGTTTAAAAAATGATAGAACTTTTTGAATCTGTAAAAAATATTAAATAAATAAAATAAATCTTCTTGAGTATCATTATTATACCACCTTATTACGGGTTGTGAATAATTTGGAATCTGTATTTGTAATATATTATTGTGTATTGTTAACTTTGTACCAATGGGCGCAAAAGATAGATAACCGATTTGCAATATTGCCTGAAGAGGCTCTAATATAGTTTCAAACCGTTCTTTCTTTCTTTTTGTTCTTATTGAGCTGTAAATAAAATTTATGGTTGACTGCATTTTGTTATTGTGGTTGTTTACTATATATCTAAATACTATATAGTAAATACTAAATATATTTAAATATAAGTATCGGCGAATATTATTATATTACATAATAATATATTTATAAATAAAATATAAAAGAATATAAAATGGATGCAGTATATAGTACGTTGCCTTCTATTTCCAAAAAAAATGTAGATGGTATTATATTAGTATTATCGTGTCAAAAACATAGAAATACGCGACTCAAGGAATTTTCTTTGCGTAAAACAAACTACGATAACTGGGAAGTAATATATGTAATTGGCGACTTGTTTTTAAAACAAAATTATAAATTAGATGGCAATCTGTTATATATAAGGTGCGAGGACTCATATTTACACCTATTGAAAAAATTAGCATTATCAATTAAATCATTAAAAGAGTTGTTTACAATAAAAGAAGGGATTTTAAGATGCGGGGATGATTTAATTTTTAACGAAGATAATTTAATTAAATTTATTAAATATAAAAAATTTGATTACTGGGGTCAGTCGCCATCTAAACAAAATTATAAGTGTATTGATAAAAATAGTTTAAAAAATATAAGAGATGACAAATTTATGGTGTTTTATTATAAAAAACACAAAGAGGATTTTTCAAATCCGCAGCATGGCATGATGAACATGGATATCGCAACTCTTTCAAAATATACATTGCGCCCCAATATTTATGGAGCAGCTGGTGTTATTTTTTATTTATCAAATAAAGCGTGTGATATTGTTACCAGTCATATGGAACAAATAAACTTTGATGTACTTAGTTATGATACATTTACTAAAAGTTATCCATATACAATCGAAGACTGTGGTATATCATTTATAATGTATTATAATAATATTGATTTTACCGATGGGCAATTTTTTTACGACACTCCCGATAAAAACACTATTGCTAAACATACAAATAAATATAAATAAACAAACAATGAGCAAACAATGAGCAAACAATGAGCAAATTATAAAAATCTAGTTTATAATTTGTATAATTAAAAATATATTTTTTTTTGTTATTTTATTCCGATTTTATTCCGATGTATTTGTATCTGGTGTATCTGGTGTATCTGGTGTATCTGGTGTATCTAATATAACTACTTCAGGTGACATAACATCGTTACTACTATTTTCCGATTCGATTGGTGAATTTAATTTATATGCACTACTACCGCAAACATATACACCATTCGTGAAATTGGAACTTTTATTTTTCAAAAATGCATTATTATTATTATTTTTTAAAAAAGAAATAGGCGTTCCATCATCATATGTAGTCGACAAAAAAATATTATTAGAAGAGAATAATTTAACAGAAGAAATATCATGCTTTTCACACCATGCTATAGATTTTTGTATATGTAGCCTTTTCATTGAGTCGACTTTATCATAATTGTTGCGGTTTGTTATTATATTTAATGTTGTAATTATATTTTCTAATTGTCTCTGACCAAGCACTACATTTATTTCTTCAACTTTATTTAAAAAATAGTAGTCATGATCAATACTGAGTAGTCCACAAATCTCATCAGAAGTATCTAGTTTTGAAAATTCCCTACAAAACGCATCATATAACATGGACGAATCATCTAATAAAAAATTCTTACATACAATATATTTTTCCGAATTTGCCAATCTACTTGTATGAGGCTTTGTTATATAAACTTCATTATATAAACATGATAATAAGTATAACATATCTACAGTAAGTTTCGAAAATATATCAAATATCTTCAAAATAAAATATCCGCCTTTTTTTTGCATAGTTACGGCATATATAATTTCAGCAATCAGCAATTTACTAACAAGTTTTTCCTGTTTATTAAAATCATTTGAAACATCAATTCCTCCATCGGCTGTAATAATGTCTACCGAATTCATTAAAAGATTCTTACAATACTTATAATTTTCTAACTTTAAAATATCCCCTGTTCCATCTTCACCATTTATGATTTTAACATTTGGATTATTTTCTAAAAAGGTGTTACTCTTTTTCCAGCCGGGACACCCAGGGTCGTCGTTTAAAAGTGTCATGCCGTAGTAGATGTCATTCGGATTTTTACGCATATATGAAGTTGCTTCAATAAACCCACCAGGTCCTTCAGCAATATGAAATGTTTTGATAGGTGTCGGCGTACACGACTGGGGTAGATGCGAAGAATACAAATTTCTTATTTCCCCCAGTTTAAACATTTTCCACAATTCTATCATTTTATAGAAAGATCTAGATAGTGGTTTTAACTTACTTATTGAGAATTTATTACCAGGTATTAGTGTATGAATAAATTCGTACGGATTTGTATATTTTTTAATATTATCCCACGAATCAGACGAAACCTCTATTTGTTTTTTAAATTTTGATAAATATTCACACAACGAGTATGATATATAGCATGGTTGTGAGGTATTTATATCAGTAGAAAAAATGATAGAATTATATATTTCGAGATTTTTAGTTGATATTAGATTATAATACGACATAAAGATAGTTATATGTATCTAAAAAATAATATTTAGATTGTTTAATTATTAATAATATTAGAATGCTGCCATTATTTATAATATTGGTTTACTATTTATAATATTATTTTGTTTATTTGTCGTCGTGTTTTGATTTTCCTGATAGTGATAGTGAAGCAAGAG